GCATTACAGGTTCAGGTACAACAGCAGTTGGTCAATTATCTTTTGCTGAAGTATCAGGTGGTACATCATGGCAAGCAGTAAAAACTTCTACTTTCACAGCAGTAGCTGGTGAAGGTTATTTTGTAAATACAACAAGTGGTGTAATTACTATGAATTTACCTGCAGGAACTTTAGGTGATGAAATTGTATTTATAGACTATGCAGGTACATTCGATACTTATGCATTAACAATCGCAGCAAACGGTTCAGAAAAAATTGCAGGTTCAACAGCAGATTTAACAGTTTCTATAGAAAGGGCAGCTAATACTTTAGTTTATACAGATGGAACTCAAGGTTGGTTGTTAAAGACTAAATAATCATGACTACATATAAGGGGACAGTTGGGACGGCAGTCGTCAACTACGCTGGTGATTATCCAGGCGCCGTGGAAGGTGAGCTTTGGTATGATAGCACTAACAAAGATTTTAAATATAGATATCCAAATTTAACAGCAGCTGGTTCGTGGAAAACTGTTAACAGTGCTAACACTGCAAGAAGTAGTGGAGTTTCTGCTGGAACAGGAAGTTCATCAGTAGTATATGGTGGTTATAGCAATCCACCGGCAGTTAGACATGCACAGACAGAATCTTGGAATGGAACAAACTGGACGGAAGTTAACGATTTAAATACAGCTAGAAACGCATTAGGCGGAGCAGGAGCTGACAACACATCTGCTTTAGCGTTTGGTGGATATGCACCTCCAGGTAGTCAAAATGTTACAGAAACTTGGAATGGCACTAACTGGACTGAAGTTAACAATTTAACTACTGCAAGAGCTAATTTAAGTGGTTCTGGAATTGCAACAGCAGCACTTGGTTTTGGTGGATATGCTTCAACTTATGAAGCAAAAACAGAAACTTGGAACGGAACTAATTGGACTGAAGTAAATGATTTAAATGATGCTAGAGCTTACTTAGGAGGAGCAGGAGAAACTAATACAGCTGCTTTAGCTTTTGGTGGAGACTCACCTGGAAACACAGCAAACACAGAATCTTGGAATGGCACTAACTGGACGGAAGTTAATAATTTAAACACAGCAAGAAATGGTGGTGCTTATGGAAGCACTGGTTCTTATACTGCTTGTTTATACATTGGTGGAAATAGTGGTAGCGTACAAGCAATTGTTGAACAATGGAATGGAACTAATTGGACAGAGGTTGCAGATTTATCAGCTGCAAAAGAAGAAATGATGAGTTCAGGAACAACTAGTAGTGCAATAGCTGCTTTTGGAAGAAATCCATCTACATCTTATAAAACATCAGCAGAAGAGTGGGTAGGTCCAGGTGCACCAGTTGCAGGATGGGCTACAGGTGGAAATTTAAATACTGCTAGATTTCAATTAGGAGCAGCGGGTACAGGCACAGCAGGTTTAGCTATTACTGGAACTGCAGATCCACCATATTACGCACAAACAGAATCTTATGATGGAACATCTTGGACTGAAGTAAATGATGTAAATACTGCTAGAAGTTTTGTAGCAAGTTTTGGAACACAAACATCTTCATTAGTTACTGGTGGTAATGCTGGAGGTGCTGCATTAGGTAATACAGAGTTATGGAATGGAACAAACTGGACAGAAGTTAATGATTTAAATCAAGCTAGAAGACAATTTGCTGGTGCGGGTGCGGACAGTACATCTGGTTTAGTTTTTGGTGGAGAAAGCCCAGGATCAATTAATGAAAACGTATCTGAAACTTGGAATGGAACTAACTGGACAGAAGGAAATAATTTAGGCACAGCAAGAAGAGAATTTGGTGGTGCAGGAATAGCAACATCTGCATTATGTATAGGTGGAGGTGTACAACCTGCTTATGTAGAATCTTATAATGGGACTAACTGGACTGAAATTAGTGATTTAAATAGTGGTAGAAGTAGAAACTCAGGAGCTGGAGCAACTAACACAGCTGCTATAACATTTGGTGGAGAACCAGCACCTTCAAGTGCTTTGACTGAAGAATGGAATGGGAGTAACTGGACTGAAGTTGGTGATTTAAATGTTGGAAGACAATTTTTTGCAGGAGCTGGTACTACAACTAATGCTATTGCTACCGGTGGACAAACCCCTCCGGGTACTATAACAGCATCAACAGAAGAGTGGAGTTCTAGCTCAAATGTGGTAAAAACATTAACAGATTAATAAAAGGAGAAAACTATGGCAAAAACATATCAATACTGTGTAGCAGA